ACCTACAGAACCAGTGATCCAAGATTTCATTCTTCTGTCGTCAGCTTGAGAAGCTCTATAACGTACGTGTAAGAATGGTCTTCTGATGTTTGTTCCTAAGATTTGATCGTATACTGTAGAAGTTCCAGCAGGTACTAAGATTCCGTCAATTCCAGAACCAGCTCCTGTTAAGCCTCCACGAGTGGAAGCATCGTTTAAGTATTTCCAGTCAGTTTTGTAGAAGTCATAAGAACCTCTTCTAAATCCTGTGAAACCTAAGTTTAACGCCATTTCAGCAGAGTTTTCAAATAATCCGTAAGCAGTTCCACCATTAGCACCTGCAGATAAGCCAGCTAGCATATCGTCAAATCCTAAAGAAGTTTCTCTGTTTAAGAATAACATGTTCTCTTCAATAGCTCCTTGAGTATCTAAGTTTTTAAGGATGCTGTCAAATTCAGCTAATCCACCAACACCAGCAGTGAAGTTGTTTAATACGTTACCTCTTGATTGTACAGCAGCGAATAAACCTTCAGTACCTTTAAGACCTTCAACAGTATCTAAAGTAGAAGTTCCAGAAACTAATTCTCCTTCAACTACAGACATTTCTAAGTAGTCTTCAAAACGTAATCTAGTTTCAGATTCAGCTTTTAAATACCATAAGTATCCAGATGCTCCGTCTTCAGTAGCAACTTCAACCCATCCAATCTGAGCAGTGTCAGAACCAGAGATAGCATATTTCTCTTTAATAATAATTGGAGAGTTAGAGTACTGAGTGAAAGAAGGTGTTACAGACTTGATGTCAGCATCACGTGTTCCTTTTTTGTATTCAGAACCGTATACGAAGATTTTAAGAGCTCCTGCAGTTGCAGTAAGTCCTGTCATATCAGCAGCAGTATAAGGCTTAACTGTAATAGTAGCTAAAGTAGCTGATGTGTTAACGCTATCTGTAACAAAAACTTTAAGGTCAGTTCCTGTTGCAGGATCCATAACAACTAAAGTTTGGTTTTTAGAAATAACGTTTTGTACAAAGTTAGGTCCAGCAGTTGCATTTAATGCAAAAGTTAAAGTAGTTTCTGAAGCTTTAGTTACAGTATCGTAAGCGATATGTAATCTGTTTTGCTCAGACCATACAATTTGATCAGAAGACATTGGCATTTCAGCGCCAACCATTTTTAAGAATCCAGATAGAGTTCTATTTCCGTAGCGCTCTACTTCTGCTTCATAAATTTCTGGTAAATACTGTTGTGCGAAATCATTCCCTGATCCGTCGGTAAAGTTTAAATAGTTTGACTCAAGAGCTTGTTGCTTCTGAGACGGTTTGATAGTTCCAAATGATGGAGTTACATTTGCCATAATTGTTTTGTTTTAATTTTTAAAATCTTTTTGTTTTAATTTTTAGTTTTGAAGAATCTAAACCACTGATTGCTTTAACTTTTAACCCATTAATAAAAACATCCCCAGCAGCTTGCTGTCTTGTAGCAGTAGATGGATTTTTAGAATTGCTAACCACTTCTTTTACAGCGTCAGCTTTTCCTTGTTCATAAAAATGAGCTGCAATTTTATCGGCATTAGCAGCGGCATACATAGCTTTGTGATAGCCTTTTGTATCTGAAACATTACCTTTGTCATCTAAGAACTTCTTGATTAGGTTATTAATGTTTGATTGGGCTTCGGCAACTTGACTTGGATTTTGAATGCCATATCTAAACTTTTTTTCTCCTAAATCGAAATCAAAACCTTTGAAATCATCATTAAGAAGTTGTTTAGTGTCGGCTTTAAACCTTTCGTGTTGTTGAGCGGCTAATGTTTGCTCTTCGTTGTATCGGCTGAAAAAGTCCATTGCTTTTTGTTGCTCTTGTGTCGTACCAGGTCTCAACTTGATTTCCTCGTAATATTTAGACTTAAGAGTTTCTAAATAGCCTTTGGCTTTTGCAACTTCTTCTTTAAACGCAAGTTTCTTTTTTCTTACGTCTCTATCTTCATCCAGCTCTTCATCATAACTAAAACTGTCTTCTAAAATGAATTCAATTTCTTCTTGATCAAGATGTGGCTTTGTTTTTTTATAATATTCGCGAAGTAATGCTGTTTCATTTACATTCGTATAATCCGCATTTAATCTAACATAATCGTTAATGTCACCACCAGTCTCTTCCATAAAAGAAACTAATTTTTCTATATTTTCCGGTAGTGGCTTACCTGTTTCTTTTGCTTCTGCTACCGCTTCCGCAACGTCTTCTGTTAGTTTTTTAGTTTCTTCAACAACCTCTTCTTCAGTTATTTCTTGAATTACTGCTGGTTCTTCTTTAACAACCTCTTCGGTAGGCTCTGCGGGTTTTTCGTCTTGCTCAACCACTTCTTGCAATTCCACTTCGGGTTGTTCTGCGCGTAACACGCTTTCATCTGCGACTTGCTCTTGAATGGCATCTTCTTCTTTTTTAGGTGTTAAGTCAACTTTAGTAACTCCTTTGTCACCATTTAGTTTTTTCATTGCGGGCTTTCTTTTTTGCAATTTAAAATCGCCCTCTTGTTTTACTGTTTCTGACATGATATGATAATATATAATTAATTAATTGTTTTACCTAGGCGAAAATTGCTCTAGGTTAAATCCTCCAAGGGCGTCATTCCCTTGTGATTCAAAATCTTTTGGTAATGAATCATTTTTTCTTTGATCTATTAACTCAGATTGTTGTGTAGCTTGTATTTTAGTTCTTTTATCTTTACGATCTTCAACTTCAGCAATTTTACCGGCCTCAGCATTAGCTCTTATTTGCGCTAATTGCATTTGATAATTAAACTCTTCAGCCATAAGCTCTCTTTTAATTTGAGCTTCTGTTTGCATTCTTTGTATTTCAAACTGAGACTTAGCCTGCTCAACGCTAACTTTTTCTTGAGTAAGTGCTTGTTGTTTTTGAACTTCTGCCATTGCTGCTTTTTCTGCAGTTTCAGCATTTGCCTGCGCTTGTGCTTGTATATTTTCTAATTGAGCTGCTCTAGCGTCTTCTTGCTTTTTCTTTTGTCTAAATTTAAGAAGCTGGTTAGCTAGTTTAGCATTAGCAATATCTCTTATGTCAATAGCATCTTCTAAGCCAATAACCCCTGATTGTAAAGCAATTTGTATATTTTGCTCTAATGCAGCTTTCTCTTCTTCTTCTGGTTCTAATTCTAAAAAAATACCAAAGTCGTGAACATTTAAAGTTTCTACCTCTTCTAAAACAGATGTATTAAAACTGTTTATACTATTCATTAAAGACATTTTAGTTAAAGGAAAATCTAAAAGGTCCGCGACTTTCATGCTAATATTCTCGCATGTTCTAACTGTAAGATAAAATAAAGACTGCAATACGTGTCTTGTAGCTACATTAGATTGATTAGCTGCCATTTTTTGCAGTCCTAATAAAGCATTTTTATCTGGATTACTTCCGTCTCTTGCTTCATTTAAACCGGTAACATCTCTTATCATTTGTAGATAATAGTTGTACGTATTTATTAAAGAAGATATTTTACCTTGACCAGAAGATGAAGCTAATTCTTGAACAGGGACTTTACCTCTATTCATTTCTCCATCTTGCGTTAAAGATCTACCTACAACACTACCAGTTTGGAAATACATATTTAATGCTTCCGCTGGATTATAGTTTGTACCATTACCAAGATCAACTTCAGCTAAACCGTCCATATCTAAGAATACTCCATCTGGCACTATTCTTGACATAACTTGTTGTAGCTTTAAATGCGTTAATTGAATCATATCAGCAAAACCAGTAATCTTGCTTACAATAGATTCAATTCTACCTTTATACATTCTTGGTGCAGTTATAACGTAGCTCATTTCAACTTTGGTAGTATCAGCATATGGCCTTGTCATATTTTCCGCAAGCTTCCACTCCAGCATCGTATTGTTACCTAATACTTTTGCTCCAGTATAAAGAACCTCAATAGTTCTTGAAACTTTATCAAAGTTATCATTTTCAGGTGGATTAAAACTATCTGTTTTCTGAATAGCTTTTTCTAATCCATTATCTGTTTTCTTTATTTTAAAAACTTGGTTCATATAAGTTTTATACTCAAAGTATAATACTTGAACTGTATTTTCATCATAATTACCCCAACCAGTTATGTACTGATTGTTTCCTGGCATATTTTGAATATCTTTTAATTCCTCTTCTGATATATTAGGAAATTGTTTTTTAAGCTCCGCTATTGTTATTGCTTTAACTTCTCCAACATAATAAATATCTTCAAAGTTTGGATCTTCTGTATATGAATAAACCATATATGCTGGATCAACATAATCAACTACAATACCATTTGAAGGATTAAACCTGGTTTTTGTACATGCAATACCTAAAACAGTAAGATCATATGCTAATCTTTGCCTTACTTCGTCATACTTGTTTTGCTTTAAAACAGTATCTATAACCTCTTCTTCTGCTATTTCTACACTTTGCTTATAGCTTAGCTGCATAAAAAGATCTAACTCTTCTTTATTTTCAGGTAATTTACTTGGGTCCGCAGTAGCATATAAGTTTTGTCCAAACTCTGCGTTAATTTGATCTAGTATTTCTTTGTTTTCAATATCTCTTAAAGCATTAAACGCATAATTTGTTCTTTGCTTTAATGCAAACGGGTCAGTTGCCATTGCATTAATTTTATAACCTTTTTGGGTCATACCATTAACTACTATATCAACAAACTTTGATATAACTGGCACTGGCTTCCAATCTAAATTAAGATAAGACAAGTCGCCATTAATAGCTAACTCATCTTTATATTTTTGTATAGATTGTTCTCCTCTTGCGTATAAACGTAACTGATGAAAATTGTTATAATTTGTTTGGTACCTATTACCATTAGTTCTGCCTTGATCAAACCACTCTTGCTCTATAGCATGAGCAACTTGAGTTCCATATTCAATAGAAGCTTTCTCTTGATCGCTAACCACTTGGCTTGGAAAAGAACTATTAGTATTTGTTGTTATATTCATTTATGTTATAATTTTTGAGGTACTACCATCATTGTTATATCTTTTAAAACCTAGATTAACAGGTTGTCTTTCTATTCTATTAACAGGTACATACCTATGCTTATTACAAGCCATTAAAGCTAATCCACTACTGATTGAAGCATCATGCTTAGTTCTGTTATTTATATTAAATCTCGCCCAGTCTTCTAATGTTCTTTGAAAATACATATCACCATATCCCGTATCTAAAAGTCCGACATATTGTTCTACATAAGTTTCTATAGCAGCTGCGTGAGCTTGTTTAATATCTTCACTTGAGTTAGGTATTCCACCTATTTCTCTTTCAGTTACAGAAAGTTTATTCCAAACTTTATCAGGGCGGTTCATTGAAAAGCCTCTGTATCCTCTTCTTTTAAAATGATATAAAAGCCTAGGCTTGTTATTCTCTGCTAGTATTGGCATTCCGTAAAATATGCAAGCCATTAAAACATCTTCAAAAAATATCTCAGCTGTTTGTGGTCTTGATATATATTCTAAAAAGAAATGGTTTGGAGGTACGTCTTCCATAGAAAACTTGGTTAAGCCATGCAAGGATCCATTAGAGCCTCTCTGATCAACCGTACCCGATATATCATAACTATCACAGCCAAAAGCACCTAAGTGTTCATTTCCTGGCCATTTAGTACCATTCTTTATTATCACTTGATTTTGAAGATGTTTAGGTGGTACCCAGCTTATTTTAAACCTACCATCCTTATGTGGGCTAAAAATAACTCTAGAGTCTTGTACGCCATCTTCCCAAGCAAAGCTACCAGTGGTTATAACTGAAGTGTTTCTTAAGTCTTCATTATAATCTATTTGCTGGTATATTTTTGTTAGATTAAAAAGAGATTGTTTTGCTTCATCTCTAAACGCATGCTGCTCTGTTCTAGGGAACTGCCTGTACATTTCATTTAATCCGTCTTGATCATTTTTTAAACCATCAACTTCGTTTTGCCAATGTTCTATAACACCATATTCAATTAAAGAGCCATCTGCGGCTTTAACTGGTTTTTCTGGAGTATCGAATACAGGTATTCCATAAGTATCAATGAATCCTTCGTAGTTCCATTCCATAGGTATGAACAAAGAATATAATCCTGAACTAGTTTGTCCGTTGCGGTTTCTCTTGGTAACGTCTGAGTCATAATAAAGTTTTTTAAAGTTTTCACCTCCTTTATCTAAAGAATTTGATGTTGATCCCATCATACACTTACCAATAATCCTACTACCTAATCTTAAAGTTGTTTTTGTAACCCTCCAGTTATTTAATATATTATCAGGTCTTTCCCATTTACCGCTTTCATCATGTACTAAAAGTTTGAGCTTTTCACCGTCGTAGGAGTTATCACCGGTGTTCTTCCAGTCGATGGTCGTATCAAGTCCTTGTAATTCGTTTTTGGCAATGGATACCTTATCGACGGACTTTCTGGTAATTTTGGACGCGGGTACACGGTAGGCGAGCTCGGTCTTCGGTCTGTCCATTCCGTCCTGAATTGGTTTGAAGAAGAAAGGATAGTTGATTGATATAGGTACCACCTTATCTGTAAACATCTTCTTAGCATCTGCGCCTGACTTGGATAAGATTCCGAATCTCGAATCAGAAGATATTGTTGCCATATGAACTGCTGCTCCGCTTGCCATGAAGCTAAAACCGGACCTCCTATTCTTAAGGTAGCACATTCCGAAACATCTACTGTCTGCCATGCAAGCTTCCCAAAAGATGAAGAATAATCTGTTTGCTTCCCTAAAGTCTGGTTGCCCAACATCAATCTTGGTCCACTGCAAGTACATGTAATGAGTGCCAGTAATATAAGTAGGAACCCCCTTGTTATAAAATGAAAAGCCTTTTTCCCTATATTCAAACTCTTGATCAATATATTCATACCATTTGTTTTTAAAATGATCAGGATAAGTGTCCCATTCAAAAATTGTTTTAATCTTTGATAACTCTGTTGGAATTTTATGTGATTCCCAATACTGATCCAATTTATTTTCAGATCTTAAATAAGCATCTTCTATAAAAGGTAATGCTATTTTTAATCCTTGTATTTCGTATATTTCTCCAATCTTACCTGTTTTGCTTATAACAACAACATCATGTTCTTTATTATAGCCGTACTCCCATTTCTTATACCTATTCTGTATTTTAATGGTTTTAGGTTTAATATAATCGGGTAATATTTTATATAGCGATTGCTCGTACATTATTTAGATCTACCTTCAGCAAATCCTCTGAAGTTTTTTTGTGGTGAATCTGCTGATTCATCATTTAATAACTGTTCTTCCTGCTCAATACGCGACAGTATTTCAAAAGCATCAAAGATTGCTAGTTTTTTAGTAGCTGCAGCATTTTTTAATCTATCAGCTGATATATCATCATCTGAATCAACAATTTTTTCTCTAGCTACTTTTATTAATTCCTCAACTGCTTTTTGCCCAGCTTGGATTATATTCTTCTTCGTCTCCTTGGTATTCATATTTAATTACAATATCATTTGATTTCATACAGTATAATTTCTTTTCATTAACTACAAACTCGAATTCGCTCCCTGGAGTGTAACCAATAAGGTCTCCAGGATTGATTCCTAGCGCTTGTAAGGAACTATTACCGTATTTAAGTATACCAACAAGCTCTTGCTCTTTTTCAAGAGAAAAGCTATTTTTATTTTTAATTGGAATAACAAAACATCTATCATTAAAAGTTTTCCATTTTTTAGTATTCCCATATAAATATATTTGATCTGGCGCAACAAAATATAAATCATCAATAAACATTGATCTACTATCTTTTTGTTTGCCTCTCATGTCGTAAAACCTTCTAAACACATTGTGGTGAATTACAATAGTATCACCTACACTTATACCTGTATCATAAGCTAAAGGAGTTGCCACTACTTCAGCATAATTATTTACAGATTTAAAGCTTTCTATTGATGCGTTTACAATAAGTGTTTTATCGCCAACTTTCTTTTCGTTGTCATAGCGCTTGCCAACTGGCTTCACAATGAAGTCGTAAATGCTTCTCATTAGTACTCGAGATCATACTCAACGGATATTGCCATGTTAGAATTAAACTTCTTCCATGGCATTACCTCGTCGTTCTTCTTTATGTGAATGTTATAAGAGCTGTCCTGTTCGTTAAATAATATATAAGCTATTTCATGACCGCCATAAACGCTTTGCCCTACAGCATAGTGCATTGCATCATTTTTATAGTCAGAGCCTATACTTATTTTTCTTATAACAGAAGACATTATTCTTCTTCTTTAACTATTTCAGTATAAGAACCAGTTTCTATATCAATAGTAATAGCTCCATACTCTTTTTCTAATTCAGCTTTAAAAGCTTCGATCTCTTCGTTTAGACCTGCTTGCTTGTGTAATAAAGCATGCTTCTGAACTTCCACAAATCCGATGTCTTTTAATAGATCAGATAATTGTTTTTGTTGTTCTTGAATTTTTGTTAATTGGTCTTTTGTAATTGAATTTACTTTTTTCATTTGATTTGATTTAATTAATTGTTATTTATTTTCTTTAATCGCAGAGCCAAAGTAGTAACCAAAAATACTAAGGGCAACACCTTCAACTATACCGATCAAATGTATGAAAATTTCTTTATTAGACTCTGGTACTTGTGTAGTAACTACGGTGTAAACTAAAAAAGCAAAAGCTGAAAGTCCAACTATGCCAGTCAAATTAAACATCCAGTCTGTTCCGTACTTCCTTAGATTTACCTCTCTTTTTCTAGCTGAGTCTCTATCTTCTACTTCTAA